CCAAAATTTGATTGCGCGATACCTGCAAATCAAACGGCTCGGTTGCGCCGCTACGGGTAATTGACGAAACGATTCCGTTACTCATGTTTTTCTCCAATTAAAAGCAGGGGCCGAAGCCCCTACCTTATTTCAACAAGCGCGTCCGCCGCGTTTTTTGCCTGCGGGTGACACCGTTACAGACTCTTTCGTCTTGGTCACACTGTCAGCGCCCTTTGGCATGAAATAGTCCTTTGCTTTACCAGCAAGCTCCTTCACCATGCTCAGGGGATTCAGCGCCTCTTCCAAGTCGCGGTTTACCTTACCAGTCTTGTCGTAAGCACCTTTGGACATATCCATTGGCTTGCCGCCATCAGCCATCTTTTGGTGCTTGCTGTACTTTTCATTGCTGTTGGCTTTGGCTTCACGCATGGCCGTTGCATTCTCTGCGGCGTTGTTTTTCAACAAGCGTGCTTCCGCAGGGGTTGCGCGTCCACCGTTCTTATAAGTGCCAGCAAGTTGGTTGATTTCTACTGGTGACGGAACAGGCTTGCGGCCTTGGGGCATTGCGACGGCGCGGCCTGAATCAACAGTTCCCCCCGTCGCGAAGTGCTTTTTTGTTGCACCGCCTTTTTTAAAGCCGCCAGCATTGGACTTTGCAACACCACCAGTAGCGAAGCCACCACCGTTGCCGTCTTTCACGCCGCCAGTCTTGGCAGGTGAATGGTCAGGCTTGGCTGTAACCATCTTGGTGTTGCGATACTCGCCGCCTTGATCTTGGGTGTTAATGATGCCGCCTTTAGCGTAACCACCTTGACCATTGATCACACCGCCAGTAGCCATCTTGCCACCTTTTTTCAGCTTCAACTCAGTGCCTTTGCCGCCTTTGTGCTCTTGCATGTCGTGTTGCTTGAAGGCTTTCTTGATCATGGCCTTGTCTTGGGCTTTGTCCATTTTCATGTCTTCAGCCATGTCAGACTTGCCGCCATTCTTCATGGCAGGAGTTGCCATCATGGCTTTGCGACGCATTGCCATAGAAGGCTTGCCGGGGGCCATCACAGGGGCGTTGATCGCTGGACGACCGATGAGTGCAGGAGTGCCAGCCAAAGCGCCCATTGCGCTCATGCCGCCGCCTGCCATCTTCTTGTGACCAGATTCGGCTTTGCCGCCCTTTTTCATGTTGACATGACCACCTTTTTTGAGCTTCAGAATAACTGAGGGCTCAGTGGTCTCCATCTTCACCATTGGTTTGAATTGTCCCATGATTGCCTCCTATTAGGCTTGTGTTACACCGAGAGCACCAACGCGGGTTGCGTTAGGGCCGACAGCGATTGCTGGCAACAAGATACCCATCACTGTGCGAACGATACCGTCCGAAGCAGTAGCGGGGGTGTATGTACCGCGAACGTCACCAGTGGTGGTGGTTGCAACAGCAGTGTCTGCGGCGACAAACGTACCAGCATCTTGTGCCAGTGTGTTGTTGCTCTTGACGCTTGCAATGTAAGCCACGTTGAACACGCGAACTGGCAGACCCAGAACGTCGCTTGTGCCAACAACAGCGGCAGTGGCAGAGCCAGCAATGGTCACGCTAGTGATAGCGAAAAACGCCTTCTTGCCAGTTACAGCAGTACCAGCGGTTGCAACAGTGATCACTTCGCTCATGGCTTGACCGTAGTAGTCATAACCGTTCACGGTGAAAGCGCGAGCAGTTGTTGAACAGTTCACTTTGATTGCGCGAGGCAAATCCAACTGGAGCAAAGTAATGCCGCCAGCGGTGGTGACAGACTTCACGGAAGTTCCAGCAGTCAACGTCAGAGCGCCAGCAGCGGCAGGTGCTTGCGATGCGGCGATGTTGTTGGTCACAGCGGCTTGAGGAATAACATCCCAAACGTAGATGCGACCCAATGGGCCAACACCCAAATCCATTGGAGATGGATCATCAAAAGCAATGTTGCCGTGAGCAGTCATTGCGGTGCTGGCAGCAGTCACAGATTGGTTTATCGTGTATGTTCCGAGGCCACCAGTGCCAGTGCCAAATGCAGTGATGTAAGTGCCGTCGGTCACGTTGGAACCGTCAACAAACATACCTACTGCGATTGGAGCACCTTGACCCAATACAGTAACGGTCAATAGGTTACTTGCCATTGTGCCAGTGAATGTGGTGGTGTAGGGACGGATACCCGTACCCATGAAAGTTTGTGCTGGGCCTAAAAATAGGTCGTCTGAATATTGGGGCATTGTCTTCTCCTTGAAAAGTATGACAACTACAAATTAACAAAAAAGGGGCTGGGTGTTATCCCAACCCCCTGTGACGCTTTAGACGCCGGGTGTGCCGTACATGGCACGCCAGTCAGTGAAACCAACTTGGTAACGCTCAGTGGCCTTGTAACGCATGGAGTCGGTTTCGAAATCGCCTTCCATGGTCTTTTCCAACTTGCGACGCATCAAGAGCTTCATGCCTTCTGGAGCGTCGGTCTGCACCCACCATGCGGTAGATGAAGTCAAACGAGAAAGAACTGCTGCGCCCTCGTCCAACAAGCCGATAGACTTGATTGGGTTGACGTCGTTGTTGCCTGTACCTGCACGCAGGACAGACTTCAACAGAACTTCAGCTTGGAACACGTTGCCCGGTGCAACCACCAGTTGACGAGGAACCAAACGGATCTTCTTGCCGTTGTTGTCCACAGCCTGACGGATCTGGATCAACATTTGTTCCAAAGAAGTCTGGCTCAGGTTAGCAGCGGTAGTCAACAAGTTGCTGACAGTGCCGTTAACGATTGGGTGCGAAGCAGAGTTCAACTGCACGCCGTCGCCGCCGGGGTAAGCCGAGTTGAACGCACGGTTCAACACGTTAGCCGACAGAGTTTCTTTGGTCTCAATCAAAGACTGAGCCAAGTGACGGGCATACACCTGACCGATACGGATGTGGTCGCCGTCTTCCACCAACACTTTGGTCAATGCGAAGGCGAGGCCATACACGTTGTACACATAGCGTTGCAGGAACAGGACACCACCTTGTTGGTACGAAACCGGAGTGCCGTCAGGCAACTGAGGAGCCGCGCCAAAACCGTACAAGACGGGTTCTTCGTGGTAGTTGCGTGGAATACCTTCTTGCTCGCGGAAAACGCGAGACCATTCATCGGTACGTTGATCATAGACTCCGTCGAAACATTCGTTGAGGATAGGCTCAACGATCGAGCGGAAGTCCGTACTGCGCATTGGTGCGGCCATGATTGGACTCCTTAGAAGGCGTTAATAGTTGCAACGTACTGGCTGCGGCTCACTTGAACCTGAACAACAGTGTACGCATCGCCCCAAGCATTGTCTGCTTGAGGGGCCAAGTTGATAATGCGCAGATCACCAACCGCACCGGAGCCAACCAGCGAAGAGGAAATAGTGCATTGAGACAGGCCAGTAGTGGTTGAGCCAGCAGTAATGTTACTGAAGTTGGCTTGGTCACCGATGGAAGTCTGTGCCAACGAACCGTCACATTGGATTTCATACACAATGTTGGGGTCGCTGTAGTAGTAAGTCACTTGCGAACCAGTTTGGTACGAAGTGCTTGCAGTCCATTGGTTGCTGATTTGACGACGACCAGAGTTGTCAGTCCACTCGCAACCAGCAAAAGCGCCTTGGTAGGCGCTGCCAGCAGTTGCGGCGATGATGTTGCCTGAAGTGTTCAGGGCGACGGGTTGTCCTTTGAGGATACCCGAGCTATAGCCAGAGGCGATACCGTTGGCAAGTGCCACTGCGCGATCCAGACCCGTAGGATGGAACGCAGGACGCATACCGAACGGAGCATTTGTTGCAGACATAGTCTAACTCCTAGTTCATTAAACAACCTACCCCGCGAAATGCGGTGCAGGAATCGGTTTGTCAATCTCGCCCAGACCTTCGCCTTCTATCTGACCGAGGCTTCTGCCCCGGCTATCGCGCCCAACATTCTGTTCTGCCTGAAGTCGAATTTTGTTCGCTTCCTCAAGCGGAGCTTCATGGTGGAAATGAGCCATCACTTCTTGGTACAACTCCATAGGAATTTTGTACAGCAACATCTCATTACACGCAATATAACCTTCGTGATCGCCAGCCTTTACACGGTTATTGCGCATGTCAGGTAACTCATCCGCTTTCACGGGAACGTACCCAAGGCGCATCCGTTTATCGATGCTGTCGTAACTATTGGTCGTCGATAACCAGCAAACGTGCCACCCCGGCATATCCGGGACTCCGGGCAGTGCGCTTTGTGTCCATTCGTCCTTCCACATCTTGCGACGCTCATCTGACGAAACGAACTTATCCTCTGGGGCCTCGCGAATCGTGTCGCGACTAGCGCGGTTCTCGCGCCCACCAGCAGAAAGTGTCTTTTTTAAACGTGAATCCATTTTTAACTCCTATATCCGTTATTGCGTGCTTCAGTGGCGTAGCGTCGAATCATCGAAGCCCGTTTCTCTGCGTCATCCCACATGCCTGCATCTTTCATAGCCCTCACCTGATCTGCCGATAAGGTGAATTGGTTTGCCTTGCCACTAATTGATGCAGACTCGCGGCCTGAACTCATCACTGCATTTCGCGGTTTGGAGCGAGGTCTCTCGTCTGTGTCACCAGTATAACGGTGAGGAACTACTCTTTGCAAGCGTCTGTCAAGTTCTTCCCAATATTCGGCAGTTTTGGGGTCATAACCCTCTTCCGCCAAGATGGAATCCTCGTTCAAAGCTCGCTTGGAGTCTGGGTCACGCCCGTTAGGGTCGTACCACGGATTATTCGCCATCCAATTGCTGGCATGGCGCTGTAATTGCGGGTCTGGAGCCTGAATCGTGCGCTGTTGAGGCTGGGCAACCACTCGTTGCTTGGCGCTCTCCAATGCCTCATGCTGGCGTCGGGCTTCAAACCACATCTCTTGCGCAGAAGTCAGCAAATCACCGTTGCCAGTCTCAGTGGCTTCTTTGATCTTCTGCTTTGCAAACAAAATACGGTCGGATTGGTCTTCAATCGCTTGATTGAGCCTCGCCATGTCCGTGCCTTGGCTCTTTTTCTCCAAAACAGACAGGCGCTCAAGCAAATTCTGGTTTGTGCGGGTCAAGAGGTCAAGTTTGACGTCCTTTTCCGTAGAAACTTGCTTGTGATACTCCTTGCGGCGGTGGCGTTTGAGGCGTTTGGCTTCTCGCAAAGCCTCGGCATCCTCGTCAACCGCTCCACCAGCCATCATTTCCTGACGACGGGCGCGTTCGTCGGCTTCATCAGAGCCAACTTCATCATTTGCTACAGGAGAGGGGATACTTGGCGGCAAATCAATGGTTGCCGAACCGTCCTGCTCCTCCTGAATGACGATAACTTCTTGCTGTGCAGCTTGGGCTTCGGTACTCATACAAATGCCCTCACTTCTAACGGATTACCCGTAATCTTGGCAATGACTTCGTGGTCGTTGAGCACCATGAATTCGACGTTTTCGTCGTCGCCATGGGGTACAACCCAGCGGTCACCAGTCCATTTGGGCACGCGCAGGTAGTCACCCACATCACACCAAATGCCTTCCACCCATGGCTCCATCGTGTCGCGCTTTTTAAACGCCAATGGCCCCAAGGCAACTACACGGCCAACAGGGTTCTGAGCCCTTTCGGTTTCGCGAGTCTCTTCAGGAAGAATAATCCCAGATTCGGTCATTCGTTTTTTGGCTTTGCGCAGTTGAACCAACACACGCGCACCAAGGGGAATCGCTCCGGGGTCTACATCAGGAAATGAATCCCGAATATCAGCGGCATAACCCGCTTCCGTGCTATCTGTCATTGTCATCTTCTTTCAAAAGATTGTTGATAATTTCAAGAGATCGCTCAAGCCCACTGTTTTCTCCGACTAAGCGTTGGTATGCAGCAAAGTCTGGCGCATTTCCATGAGCCAAACCCGCCGCAATCTCTGCCTGACGCACTTTTACAGCACTAATAATGTCGGAGATCAGCTTCATGCGTTGCGCTTGTCAACACCCTTGTTCTGGGAGAAATTCCCATGGTCGCTGTTAGCCTCTGGCATGGTCGCTTTCGATTGCTCTTTAAATGTTTCACCAGTCACCCATGCGCCTGCGGCCATACGGGTGTGTTGACGTACCTGCTCTGATTGCAGTTCCTTGACTTCTTTTTCCATTTCATTCTCCTAAGTTTCGTTGGGTTACGTTTTGCAGTTTGATTGCAGTCTCTTCCTGCTCTTTTTGCAGTCTGACCTCGTCCACGGTCAACTCTGCGGTCTTGATCCGCTCTTGGGTCAAGTTGTTCTCGGCGTTCATGGCAATGTCAGCCTGCAATTTCTTGTCGTCTTGCTGGGCTTTTGCTTGCATCTGCTGAACTTTGATGGCATTGCTTGCCTGATCTGCGGCGGCGCGGCGCTGGGTCTCTGCCATAGACGCTTGCAACACAGCCTGAGACTCGCCATCCATGGGTGGAGGAGGGGGCGCAAACTGTTGCATGATCTGACCCAGTTGTTGCAGTGCAGGCATAACGCCTTTGAACACTTGTTCGGTGTCCAACTTAACGTGGTCTGAGGCCAATGCAATCGCAGCATCAATCTCTTTTGCCAGCTTGCTGTCTTCGTATCTGCCCAGCTTGAGGTTTGTGCCTGCGGTGACGTAGCTTTGCATCTGTTGGGTGTACCAAAGGATCATGTGCTGCTTGATGTGTTCCAGTGCTTGCGGGATGTACTGCTGTGCAATGAGTTTGTTGGAGCCAAGCATTGGGTCAAGGGCAAACGACAAGTGGGTTTGGATGTGTGCCAACTGATCCTGACGGGGATAAGCGTAGGCGGGGCGTCCAAGAGCCATGGCGGCGTTCTCGTCTGCGGCATTCAACTCAGCAGGCTTGTTGCTGTTCGGCATCAACTCGTTGACGTTCGGAACTTTGAGTTGCTTGAGCATACGACTGACCACAGCACGCTGATCAAAGATTTGCGGGAACTGTGTAGACAACTGCATGACCGACTGCATCTGGCTGATACGCTGGGTCTCAGAGAAGATGTGTGGGTCGCTGACAGGCACAACGTCACTGTTGCGCTTGAAGTCTTCACGCTTGATTGGCAACTCGGCCACGATGTCGCCACGGCGTTGCTCATCCAAGTGCCAGCGGTTGATACGGCCAAGGATGTGCAGGACTCGGCGTTGGCTGTCGTGCAGGCGGGAGTGGATTGAGGAGAACACCACAGCGCCCTGCTCGATCAGAGCCTGCGCAGTGCCCACAGGCATGTTGTTGCCAGCGTTGGCAATCTTCTCTTCGGCGGTGGTCACCACGCCCTTGGCGGCGTCTGTCAGCCAACCAAGCAATTGGAACAGGACTGGGCTTGGTGGGTTGAACGGCAAAGGCATGGCGATCTTGCGGACGTCGTCCACACCGATGCCGCCTTCAATCTCGGTCACCTGAGTGATCTCAATCTCGTCTGTCTGGCCTGAAATCTTTGCACCCTTCAACTTCAGCATGGTTGCCGAGTTGGTGATGTGCGCAGTATCCATCAAGGCCCGTAATGCGCCCGTGGTGGCCGCAGCAAGACCTCCGATGAGGTGAGGTAGCCCGATGGCGTATGCGCCCCTCCAAGGGATAAATTTAAACTCAACCAGCCAATCGAGCTTGGTCATGGTCTCATCGCCTTCTTCCCAGTTGCGATACAGGCCAAGGACTTTGCTCTCAAGCTCGTCAATCATCAGGACGTAGGGAGCGGCTTCGCCTTTGGTGCGATTGTCGTCTTCCAACTCCAACCAAGTGTTGATGTGGTACACCCGGCGCAGGCCGTCGTCATTCTCTTCGTACTTCTTGCCTTCGATCTTGGCGTTGGCTTTTTCAGAGCGGGTTTGTTCTGGCTCAGAGGTAGCGCGGATCAACTCGATGTCGCGGTATACCCCACGGGCCACACGCTGCTCGTACTCGTACTCAGTAATGTCTTGCTGCTCAGTCACACGCTGTGCGGTGTAGAAGTTTGCGGCAGAAAATGGGAGCAAGATGTTGTCGATGGCAACAAACTCAGCGCAAGGGCGCTTCTTCTTGTCGTCGTACCAGAGCTTCATAAACTGCGAGCCACCCAATGGAAGTTGGGTCAGCAGTTGCTCCTGCTCGTCGCGGAACTCTTCAATCTGCTCGGTCAATTGCCAGTTGATGTAGTCACGCTTACGCTCGGCGACTTCGGTCTTCTCGTCAGTGACGTCACCCAGAATCTTGGTCTTGGCTGGGCCGTCAGGCGGAAACATCTCTTTGATAGCACGGGCGGCAAAGTCCACGCAGGCTTCGGCCATCATGGGGTGAACAACACGGGATGCACCTTGGAATTGAGCACCACCGGGGGCGTCGTCACCCATACCAGTGCGGCGCAAGCCTTCTTCGTACTGCTTGTCGCGCTTGCTACGGGCTTGGCGGTCGTTGTCAATCAGCTTGACGTAACGCATGGCAAGCGTATTGAGGTCGTAGATGTTGATGGTCTCAGCCAAGTTGCTGTAGAAGTCTTCATCTTCGTTTGGGCCTTTGAAGTCGCCCATGCTGACAATGGCAGAGCCGTCAGGCAGTTCTTCAACCTCTGGCTCGTCACCGGGCAACATGTCTACTTCAGCACCACCGTCCTCGGTCATGCGGATGCCGTCAATGAAACGGTCTTCGTTGTTGGGCATCTGTGTTGCCATATTTATTTCCTAAACTTTTTGAATTTGTATTCTTGCTCAATGTCGACTGGGCCACCCTTTTGGTACAGCGGAAAGCCTTTGTTCGCAATCTCTTCACGCATCTCTGGCGTGATAGGGAACTGATGGAGTTTTACCACCTCTTCTGGATAAACCACCTCACCAGATTGTTCGCCGTTAAAGTTGTATGTTGGTTGGCTTGATTTTGGTTTTAACTCAACTTGGTGACCATGCAATTCAACCTGTGTACCGTACTTCTTGCCAAATTGGTTGAGGTAGGCAGGGAGCATCTGGTCGTAGAAGCCCTTCATGCCTTCGCCGCCGACTTGAAGACCCTCTTGCGATAAAAAGCTCACGCCCGGCTCTTCCGGAAATCCAGTTATTGATTTTGCGGCCCCTTTGCCATTTAATATTTTTTCGGCCAACTCTTTTCCTACAACATTTGGCAGGTCTGTGGGGGAAAAATATTCTTGGTCAAAAACAGTTCCTCTAGGGCCAACGGCAGATAACCCAATACGATCTCCATCGCGCCAATATGCCAATTCATCAACATGCTTACTTAGGTCGTACCGCTTGGCCTGTTCTGCACCGGGCGTGATGGCAATGCTGTCGTAGCCGTTGTCTGCGGCGTAGTTCAGCAGGCGCTTCATGGCAAGCTCGTGCCAGTTCTTCTTGAACGGGGCGTCGGGAACTACACCAGTCAGCTTGCCCTGTTGAGCAAGTCTTTCGGCATGGCTTTTACCCCAGCCCAGAGAATCCATTGATCCATCTTGCCACTTTACGCCATATGTGCCGTCATCAAGGGGCACAACCTCTCCAGCCATTCTGATTGGTTTTTCTTCGGATGCATACCCTTTGTTGCGGCCTTCCTGATGCCAGTCGGATTGAATCTCCTCAACGTGCAGAACCTTTTGGCCTTCGGGGCCAGTGCGGTCAGACACACGCATGTGGGCCAGCACGTTAGGTTCATCCTTCCAGTGGCTGGACAGGTACGGGTCACTCAATGCGGCCTTGCGATTCATCAAGTCTTTTAGTTCTTGGTCTTCGCCAGTCATCTTGCCCCACTGCTCAGGGTAGGATGCGCGGCGCTTGTAGGCCTCTAACTCCATCATCCTGTCGCTGTCTTCCTTAGTGAAGCTCGGCAACTTCATCTTGATCTCGCGATAGTTCTCGCCGCCGGGAAATTGATACTGACCGTACTTTGATCCCATTGCCTCTAGCTTGTCATCAGCCTGCCTCTGAAGATCGCGTGGTAGTGAGTAGTAGTCGTCATACCCAAAGTCTTGAGCAATCTCATCAGCCGCCTTTGTCAACTGCTTATCGGTAAGGTCTTGACTGACGTTCTCATGCAACCCGGCTGGTGGGTTCTCACGGGCCAGCTTCAGGACATCGTCTTTGGTGATCTTGCCTTGAGCTTGGAGGATTTTGTCTAGCTTGCGGTGGGTTAGCTCGGCAGGTTTGACGCCGGGAGTCTTGCTCAACTCGCGCAGGAACTCTGGGCCTGTGCCCTTTTGGCGTGCCAAGCTGGCAAGTGCCTCGTCCACAGCAGAGTGAAAGGGTGCAGACTTTTTGTAAGCCGCGCCAATTTTGTTCAGTGCGCCAACCAAGCTCATAGTGGTCGCTCCTCAATGATCAGGTCGTCACCAGTGATACCGCCCTTTGCCAGCTTAGGGCATCCACAGCTTCCGCCCTTCTTGAATCGCTTGTAGGCGGCGTTGAGGTCTTTGTCGCATCCACATGCCGCACCGCCACGCTTCATGCTTTTAGGTGGGGGGAACCCATATTCCTTGGCCATAAAGTCCCAATCTGGTGGGCCAACAGTCAAGCGGAGGTATTCATTAAGCAGTTCATCACGCTCTCTCTCGCTCACATACTTTGGCAGCTTCATGCCAGCGGCTTCGTACCTTGCCTTTTCTGGAACCCTATCAATTGACATCAGTCCAGTGTTGCCAAGGTCGCCAACGTCAGACCAGTTGCCACCCTTCACAAAGTCCTGAACGAATGGCAGGTACTCTTCTTTGGGGGCGCGGTTCTGCTTGCCTTTGATCTGAACAATGCGCTGAGGTGGGTTCTCAAACATGGCTACAATTTCTTCTTTAGAAGCCCCGGCTCTCTTCATTTGCGCAGCTTTAAGATCATAGTTGTCTATGGGCGATGTCTCAACCGTAACATGCGGCTCACCCTTAGTGTCACGCAGACTGTAGATGCGTGAGCGGCCTTCCAGCACGTCGGGGCAATAGTTGCCAACACAGTGACCCATTGTGTTGCCTTCGTACTTGAGCGCCTGTTCAAGAACTTCACGAGGGTTGCCCGGTGTGTCTGGATGCCTTTGATACAAGTTTTTGATTAGATTTGGCATGTCCTCGCCAAGAACCTTAGCCCCATCCGGTGACTGGGCACGCATATAACCGCTCTTTGGCTCAAGCATTGTCCAGCCTTCAGGTAGTACATCAGAAGGCTTTGGCGCAGTCAACTCAATCCACTTGTATCCCTCCGGATACTCCTTGTGGACAGGCATACCCTCGGTGACCTTGGCCTGTGTCTCAGCCATCTTGCGTGCCATTTCTTGGTCGTACTCGTGTACGCGGCGTACTGCCTGCTCCATGCTGACCTTATTCAGTTGCTCGGGGCGGATGCGGCCAGAGGCTACGTCTTCACGCAAAACATCCACGATGTGGTCAAAACCTAAATTTCTTGCATCAGAGCCTTTGTCCCAAGCAAAAGCCAATGCATTTGGATTGGCGACAGCGTAGTCACCGCCAAGCGCACGGAGCGCCTCATTTGCCTCATCTGTGGAGGTAACCATTGGCAAGTGCATCCGATATGGCGCACCCAAGATGGCAGAGTCAGAACGATTTTCCCAAGCCTGCCCAAGCGGCGTTGCGGCAGTAGGATTCTCGTCAAGCCCAAGACTTTTTCTCATTGCAGACGCTCTAAGATTGCCCCCTCGTGGCTCAATATGCAATATACCTTGGTCTGCCAGCTTACGCACTGGGTCGTCTTTTGTACCCATCTGCTTCTTGACGTAGTTGGTCAAGTTGCGGTCAACCCAGTTATTAAGGGCATCATTCTTTGCAAGCCTGCCAGAAGCCGTTAATTGCGCAACTTGTTCGGGTGTGTAATTGGCAAGATTTTCTGATGAGACATTTCGCTTCAATCCTTTCAACGCCCCCTCAACGCTACCAGTCAGCCAATTGCCACCCGGCATCTTGATCACGCCACGTTGCGCCTGAGCCGTTGCAGGCAGGGATTGACTACCACTTAGCATTTTGGCAGCATTCAGGACTGGCTTAGCCCCCTTGATGAGCGTCATTGGGTCGATCATTGTGCCGACTACGTTCTCGCCAAGGTCTGTACCCATCTCGGCTACTTCGTTTGCAACCTTGCTTCCACGATACTTGGGCAGAAACCCAGACACGCGCTTGGTGTTTGGAAGGAACGGCTCTTCGCCTACATTCGCGCCAGCCAAGTTGAGGCCAGTGCGACCAAGTTGTTCTAACTCACCGGGAAACCCACCAAGACTTGCCAGTGCGCCCTTTGCGCCGCCGAACAGCATTGGAGCCAATCCTTCGGTCAGAGCTTCTGTAACGTCTGCCTTGCGACGGCTTGAGCCACCAGCGGCAAAGTGAGACAGGCCACCAGCGGCATACTTCTCTTTTGTCTTCTTGCCATACTGCGGGTTTTTTGCCAACACCAATGGGCCGATTTGGATGACTTCTTCGGCCCCCTCAACAGGTTCCATCGTGGTGCGGTCATAGAAATAGCCATGTCGCTCTGGGTCGTAGCCGACCTGAGTCCACTCTGGGTGATCCAAATACTGCTGGGCATTTGCCACGGCCTCTTCTTCGGTCATGGGGTTCCACTCACCACGGATGACGGCAAAGGGAGACTTCGCGCCTCCTTTGGCTACTTCCAAGGCTTTGTCTGGCGAACCGATCATGGTGGCGTTCTTGACGGATGATGTCGCGCCGTAGACGGTGGGTTGCTTCTTGCGGTGAATCGAGTTGACCCACACGCCGTGATCTTTGTATGCCGGGATGTCCAAGCGCAGGTCAGCAGGCTCACCAGCTTGCATCTCTTCTGTTTTGCCGAACATGGGGCGCTTGCTTTCGGTCAAGGCACGCATGGCGTCTTCAGCCGTTGCAGGCTGTGGCACAAACTCGTATGGCTGGACAGGCTTAACCTTGTTGACCAGTTTGTCATACTGAGCGGCAGTCAGTTCGCCGTTCGCCAGCTTGTTGGCGGCTTCCGTCAGTTCAGGTATGCGCTTGGTGACATCTTTAAAATTCATGTCCAGACGGCTTACCTCTGGAACTTCCCTGATCGCCTTAATGGCTTTGTTCAGCAGACCACCTGCGCCCATGTGGGGCTCATCCCCTTCAGCCATGTGCTGGCCGAGGCGTGCATCAATCATGGCCTTGAGCTTGGAGTCAGAGTCGGACAGGTCTACTGCGCCGCCCTCGGCCATGCCAAGACGAGCGTCGATCATTGCTTTGAGCTTGACGTCTGGATGATCTTCATGGATTGCCCCGCCTTCAGCATAGCCTTCTTTTTGCAAACGAGTCAGCAATTCATTAGTCAATTGAATTGTTGGGTCATTCTTGGTGTAGTCCATTTGCGTGACAGGGCGGTTTTTACCTTGAGCCGCCAAATCGAGCGCCTTCTGTACTTCCCAGTCGTTGTAGACGGTTCGGATTGGGACAGGCAAGTAATTGACGCCAAGGTCTTCGCCAGTCAAGATTTTGGGGTAGTCGGTGTGCAAGTCAGGGCGATCAATGACGTTGCCCTCTAGCGTAAACAGCCTGTTACCTAAGTCCAGCGTACCAGCGTTTGCCATATTGGGGTCGAGGTTCTTCTGGAGCAACTCCTCAACTGGAACCGTGCGGCCCTTCTCTCCACCAACACCACGACCAGCAAAGATGTTTGCCATCAAGGCGCGTTGGTCATAGGTTTTAACTTGCTGTCGGAAGTTACGCGCACCCAAGTCAATGCCGTTGGGAAAGATGGGGCGACCTTTGTTGTCAACCTCTTTGCTTGCGCGATCACTCAACTTTTGGATTTCTTCGGCTGACATATTTTTGCGCTGGTTGGCAAAGATGTCAGCGAACTCCCCGAACATGGTGGAGTTGGACTTGTGTTGCTCAAGACTGCCAACCGATGGCGTCCAGATCACCTTGGCCCCCTCTGGAACATTTGCCGCATTGCGGTTCAAGATGCGCGTACCCATCTTCTTGTCGGTCACGCCTGCTACGGCTTTTGCATCCGCATATATGGGATCAACCAACTGAATGCTGGAGAAGCCGGGGCCACCTAGCTTGTTTCGGGCCAAGTCCACCTTCATGCGGTCATAAAAGATTGGCTTGAGAAATGCGCCTTCATGCTGGCCGTATGCCTCAGACGCCTTGATGGGCGGGTTTGCCGCCTCCATTGCTAGGCGTTTGGCCTCCAAAGCCTCATCAGCCGCACGGGTTGCATTACGCACAGTGCTTAATGCGCCTTTGCCACCCTTGATGGCTTCATTGATGATTTGAAGTGCGCCCATAGTTTATGCTGAGTAAGGGTTGGCCCGAGACTTACGGGTGTATTCGTATTCGTCGTCGTCATCATACCTTGGCTCAGGATTGATGTCCAACCAGCCCATGTCCTTCATCAACCGAATCGCTTGAGTCGCTGAGTCCACATAGTCGTCATGCGTGCTATCAGGGAACGAACAGATCTGGCTCAGGAACCCTTCGCACCAATCACGGACGTAGCCTTTGCGCTGGCTGGACTCAGGAAGCCATACACGGCCCGTAGCGAAGATGGAGGCGGTGATCTGTAGCCGTTGCATCTTGTCGGCCTTGCCGGGGTTGTAGCCCCTCACAGGCAGGTGCGCGGCCCGTAGCTCTTGGATCAGGGAGATGCCTGCGGCTTTGTCCTCCACCAAAATGAGGTCGGGGCGCTTGGCCTCCTTGCCCTCGCCGTTGCTTACCCGCCACTCTTCCAGCACCTTGGGCTTGAGGTTGGGGAACGTCAGGTGCTCTGCCCAGCAATCAATCAACAGGCAGGACATCGGGCCATCCAATGGTTTGAACACGCCCCACGTTGTCATGGCCGTCGGATCGTTGTACTCCTTGTCGCTGAAGGCGCAGTCATAGGACTGGACAATGAACTCAAACTTAGGGAACGCCTTACCCGCAGGCCAGAGCTTAAACATGTCCCTGCTCACCACCTTGCCGTCTTCGAGGTCAACCACCAGGCCAAGCACCTCTTGCTCGTACAGCTTAGAACCTTTGTACTGCTCTAGCTGGGCACTGAAGGTGCTGGCAAGGTTGGCCTTGTTCTCATATGTGCTGGCGCGGTCAATGATGACGTCTTCGCCTTCCCTGCCGATCAGGTCAAGGATCAGGTCTTTGGGGCGGGGAGTGGTGGTCACGATCACCCGTGGCTTGTCACCCAAGCGCAGGCCCATCATCATCATGTCCCAAGCCTCGCCGGGGCCAAGGTAATTGAATGCGGCCAACTCATCTGCCCAGCACCAATGGAACTGTGGGCCACGCAGTCGCTCGTAACTGTCAGCGGAAATGCCCCTGATGGTTGAGCCGTTCACCAGTTTGATCTGGTGGTCTTGCTTGTTGTAGTCCTCAATCAACTCGGGCGGGATGTTTGCGAGCAACCCGGACGCCCCTTCAAAGCAGGTGTGCTTGATGTCGTTCGATGTAGGGGCCAATACAAGCCCTCGGGAGCCGGGGTGTATCCAGCACCACCACCAAAGCGTTTGACTACCTGCATGGCTCTTTCCTGCGCCCCTGCCAGCGATCAGCGCCCAGATCGTCCAGTCCTGCTCAAGAGGAGGGGGTATCTGGTACTTGTGGGCAGAGGCTACCCAAGCGGCGTGGGAGATATAAGCAATGCGATCGTGCTCCGATCGGGCGTCGAACTCAGCCGCCACCGCGGGGTCGGCCATCATCTCAGCCAGCACGCTTGGTCATCTCCATGTTCTTCAGGATCTCAAGGAAGCGGTTTGAGCCAGTCTCTTCGGTCTTGATGGATGCGGCTCCCTCTACACCGTGCAGGCCGAGCTTGTCGCCGTACTTGGTAGGGTGGAACTTAGCCAACAACTTGAGTCGGGTCTCGATGCGTAGCTTCCTGTGGCCGAGCATGTCCTCAATCGTGGTGGCCGTCCCCTCGTCAGTCATCACCTGCTTCTGGCCGAACTCAATCGTGTCAGCAATCTGCAAGCATTCCTCAGCGATGGCGTCGTACCCAATATCACGCGCACGCGAGATTGATGCGGATAATGCTTCGTCGCGCCCCATCCAATCGTAAACAGTACGCCAAGCAGGGAAGCCTTCGTTCTCTCTGCATATCTGTCTAAGGGGTATTCCCTCACTCAGTTGTTCACAGATAATGCGTGCTAT